GTCAGAGTTGTCACCATCCATTTTTACCATGGAAAGGGTAGACAGGTCAGGCTCAATCCATTTGCAGCCCACAATCGTAAGTCCGCTTGCATCCGAAGTGGTTGCGTTGGTATCTACGATGTAAGTGAAATTCTTATCGACAGCCGTAGCTTTGAAGTAACAATCTTCAAGAGTGAAGTTGTTAGCAGTCGTGAGCGTGAACAGCGAAACGATATCTGCGAAGTTAGCCGCGAAGGTGATGTTCTTGAACTTTACGTTAGCAGTGGAGACCGCGATGGTAGCCGTGGTAGCGGTGTCCAGGGTTACAGTTGGGCGGGACGAACCTGTACCCATACCAATAACGGTGATACCTGCGACATCGCAAGTAAGACCACCTGCTGCGGAGATAGCTTCAGCGTGACCGGGGGTAGCAACGATAACATCACCAGACGAAAGCCCAGATTTGTTCATTGCAGCCTCGATGGTGCTAAAGGGACGCAGTGAGGAACCATCTCCATTGACATTTCCTGTTACTGAATCCACGAAGATTACATCACCAGATGCTGCGGGGAGTGTTCCCTTGAGCACAGAAGGTGTGAAATTATAAGGATTTTTAGGCATTGTTTGTTAGTGAAATAATTAGAGATGGTGGGGAATGTTTGTCTGTATGTTTGTTTTACAGATTAGGTAGCGTTGGAACCCACAATGAAGTGAGCATCGAGATGTCCGATGTCGTAACGCATTTTACCCTTGAACTGAACAGTGTTGTTGTCAGGGTCGATTGTTGGACGCTCAGGAGAAGGCATCGTACGGACGGAAGCAATAAGTTGCTCATCGCCCTTAGCGAGTGATTCATCCATCAAGAACCAGTAGCGATCCTTCGTTGTGTCATACGCACCTACACCAGTCGTTGGGAGGTAAGGAAGAACCACGTGACGCATCTGCCCAGAGAAGGGGTTCATGTCGTTAAGATCTGTGCCAACCTGCTTTTGCTGTGAAGTAAGCTTCATAGCAGTGTGGCGGGTGTTGCTGTGAGGGCCAGTGACAACAACAGAGAACTCAGGAACAACGATTTCGCCATTGTGGTCAACCATTTGATTTCCGAGGTCTACCGCATCCTCCGCTGAAGACTCGGACAGACGAGCGGTGATAAGGTTGTCGATGGTGTTACCGTTATTGAGTGTGTGTGTGTTTGCGACCATAGCAGCACCATCGCCGCCGATGAGTGAAACAACACGACCATCGCGATCAATGTAGTTTGTAGAAAAAGCGAATGTGAACTTATGTGAGAGATCAAGTCCGTAGCCACGCCACAGCTTGCTTCCCGTTTGACGGAGAAGGGAGCCGATACGAGGATACTTGTTGAACTCGATAAGATCTTCCGTGATTCTCCTGCGAACCGTACGCTTGACCTGAGACAGCGTGATCGTGTCACCCTGTGTGTCAGAGACAAGAGCGTAGTTTTCATCGTCACCTGTGACATGAGAAGTACCGGATTCATTGAATCCACTGTGCTCCTCATTAAGTTCAGAAGCATGCTTTTCAAAATAGAGAGAGCGAGCGGCAAGAGCTTTCTTCATTCCGATTTCAGCTCCGCGGTGCCAGTTCACCAACCCGATTTTGGTAACGTCAGTCAGTTGACCGAGGTTGACGGGGTTAGATAGTAATGTAGGCATTTGTATTTATGTTAAGTAATTAAAATTGGATTAGGACTTGAAGTAACCGATGACTGTTGCAGCAGATTCAACTACTGTGAGAACGAAGTCATCGCTTTCCGAAGCGGACAGAGTGATACCGTTTGCGGAATTTAGGTCAGCCTCATAACCAACGTCAGTTGTTTGATCGGCTGTGCCTGCTTCCACATTTGCCTTCCAGAGCTGAGCTCCGCGACCAGGGACAATCACGATATATTCGCGGTTCTCCTTGATAGAGGCGTAGTCAGAGTCTGTAGAGGCGATAGGGGTATCAACATAGATCCCTTGGTGCAATGAACCTGCCGTAGAGACAGTCATTTCGTCGGCGGTACCCGCGTTAGAGAGCTTGAGGACATCCCCGTGCCCTACGGCCTGAGATGCTACAATGCTCGTCCTTCGGGTTAGCTTGATTCCATCATGGAAATGGAAACCTGATAGTGTAGGCATTTTTGTGTTTGTTAATAAATAAGTTATTTTTCTTCGCCGTGATGCCCGTAGGCATAGGCTATGTCTTTATCAATATCGACAGGTAGATATTTCTCCATATCCGCTTCAGTTACTCCAGCAGATTCATATCTGCTTTTGGATTCCTTCGGGATAATGTTTCGCTTTGTGATTTCCCCTGATTGTCGAGGAGGGGTACTAAACCCTTCCTGAGCCCTGAGGATCTCCAAAGCTGAATTATTCACCTTACGTTCTTTCGGTTCTTCTCCAAGGGATGCCCTGGCAATAGCAATCATTTGGGTTTCAGACTTACCCTTAAATGTTGCATTGCTGTACACTTTCTTGAATTCTTCGGCTAGATCGCCCTCAAGATCATCGTGTTCCAACTTCAACCTTTTCATCTTTTCATTGAAGAGGTCTTCTTCAATGCCAGAGAGTCGGGTGTCCTCTTGCACTTTTTTCTTGATATCCTCCTTCTTCACATTAGGGTTCTCACGCATGGCGGCGAGTTCCTCTACTGTGTCTGCACCGAGATCGTATTCTTCAAGCAGCCGTTGGGCGAGCTTGGGATCTTCCGCAGCAATATCATGTATTGCTTGGGAGTCCAGTTCTACGAGTTTCCGTGCGAGAGATGTGCGAGACTCATTCATCTCGTTAATCTTTTTAGAGAAATGGCGTTCTTCTTTGGCTGTGTCTAATTCCTTTCTGGCTTCCGCAGGTGGCTGCACCACCACTACCTTCTCACTTAGAGTCGGGATGGAACCCAGATTGTTCATAGAACCGATAACGTCTGTTCCGGTGGACGGCACCGCTTGAGCTGCCCCGTTAGGGGTCGTACCAAGGTCTGTTACGTCAGACATAATGTATGTGGGTATGAAGTAATTAGTCCTTTGGAGACTAAATTGTGAGTACCGAGGCTCCCCACCAGACCCAGGATACTCACAACACAGCCTCCAAAAGAGAATGTAAAAGATCTAAATCGCATTATACGTACCATTTGCTATGCAGGTCAATATACCTTCTTATGCTCGAAGATATCTTTCCACTCTGCAGCGTTTTCATCCTCTTCCTCATCATATCGAACAATATCTTTATTCTCGTTTGCTCCGTGTATCTTCTGGAAATTCACAGGCTTGGTATAACCAACAAAGCTAAAGTGAGAGCTATAATTGCATGTGAAAAATATACGATACGCCCGAGATCCATCCACCGATTCAGTGCCTTTGTCTTGTAGGACAATATAATTACCATTTACCTTATTGTTAAGCTTACAAGCCTTGCAAGGAAAACATCCGCACTGGAGGAGTTTGAAATGTCTCTTGTTCTTATCAGTGAGGAACTTCATAGCTACTTATTGGTGAATGTGTTTCCCTCCTTTACGGATGCGGAAACTTCTGGGTTCTGTATCTCCACCCAGAATCGTGACATATCTGCGGTAATCTCTGCGATAATACCTATCTCTCTGCGGATGTACCCCATATCCCCCTCCGGACAATGGAGCAATCTCTTTGCCCTTCCCCGTTGTTTGATCTGAAGATACTTCTCGAACACCCTGAACTCATCTGTTCCTATCAGGGATGCAATCGCCTTCTTATCCTTAAAGCTCAACTCCTTTTCTCCATAGAGAATATCCTCTATATATTCTCGTTTGCGGATTCTCTGGAAGAAATTGGTGAGTAGGTTCTTTATCATTGTACTGGCTGTGGTATTGGTTGCTCAGTGCCGGGGACAGGCAACTGTGAGGCAGGCGGGGCGGATGGAGGATTCAACATAGAAGTGAACTGATCTGTGAGTTCGATCATAGATTCCTCAGCGTCTGGTTCGTCCATCGTAGCAGAGAAGATAGCCTTCTCAACATCAAGATCGTGTGACTTCGCAAGTTCTTCCTCAATGTACTGCTGATTCCATATTGGATTTGGGATTGGCCTTCCGTTCTCATCCTCTTCCATTGCTGATGCGTTTACATTTATTGCATGTGCGGATAGTTCAGTGAGCGAGAGCTTCTTTGCCTCCTTACTCGATCCCATGGCAGAAGGTCTGACTGCACGAACGTCAAGCTTGCTTGCTGTCCGAATGTACTCTGCTCTCGCGAAGATGTAACTATCGCCATCCACGTTCCTCCTTAATGAGAATGCACCACGCGGTGAACGATCCTCACTAAGCTTCATACCACTAAGCGGGATCTTCCTTATTTCCAGTCTGCCGACAGGGTTTCCATCCTTGTCGCGGATAAGTTCATCTTCATGCACGTCATCCGCATCATCCACCTTCATAAGCCTCCTTACTCGTGGTACTGGGTAGTATTGCTGAATATCTTGGATCAAGAAGTCTCCAAGCCGAAGAAGGAAGTCTGCCTCATTCTCTCTGAGAATCATGTTTATTCTTGACATCATGCTCTCCTTCTTTAGTGCCGCAATGCCAACTCTCTCATTTTCCTGTCCGATCACCTGCTTGAAGTTGATACCAGTGAGCCAGATGACCAGTTCTTCGATCTTGTCCTTCAATGCGTATGCTTCTCTTGGCACAGTACCAAGTTGCATAAGCGATGCGTTATCGTGTGCACCCTCTAATACCACACCAGGATATGTAGCGACTGCACGTGTGTCCAATGACACCCCCTCTGCAGTAGCAAGAATAGGGAATGCAAGCTTCGTCGCTCTTGCCTCTGCACGCATAATAGATGTGTACAACTCCTCAAGCGATTCAAGGAGCTTAGGTACACCCTTTGAGTAAAATGAATGTGGTCTGCGGTACTGGTGGAGAACAGCAAAAGGAAGCTGCTTATGGTCATCCACCAACGACGTATCCCTAATCATAACTCCGTTTGCTATCATTACATACTCATCGCGTATCTTGTTCCAGTATTCTACGATCCTCACCTTGGTGCCCTTCGTTCCAACCGCTTGCTGTTCAGGGGTAACCTCTCTACCTTGTATGTCTATCGTGAAATCTGTACCAGGTTGCACGTACTCCACGTTCTTATACCTGTTATCGTTCTGAACCTTCTGCTTGAAGAAGTTCCAGTTTACCTCTGTTATAAGTGCACAGTCCTCCGCTTGGTCAATATTCTTTGCCGAATCGTCGATGAGGAATCTGCGTGGATTATCAATTACTTCAAATCGAATATCATCGAATGGGAAGTCAGTGACCTCCTGCATTGTGATCTCAAATCCTGCGTCAGTCTCCGATGAAACACGCTGTTGAATCCTCCGCGTTTCTCTGCTGTAGTAAATACGGACTGGGCACAGCCCATAAATCATTGATATCCTCAGTGCCTCCATCTTTGTCTTATCCCACTTTGCTTGCCTTAGTGCGTGGAGCTTTGCAGCTTCCAGATACGGGATCTTATTCCTATCATTAGGCTCCTGTGTGCCGATGGCGATATCTGCGAACGCATCAATCTTCTCTGCCATACCAGCGTTAATAACTATATGCGAAATCGATATACGGAATTTCTCCTTCAGTATGTCTCCATCCAGTGTGTTCTCGTACGCATCATTTGCCTCATCCCATTCGGCATGGAATGGCTGCTGTGCAGGCAGCATATCCTCCTCATAGCGAGCACGAATCCTAACAAGCTTCTTTTGCTCCTCTGATGTTGGCTTGTAGGACTTCTGCTTATTTAACGCATCCTCGACAAATGGCACATTGTTACCTTCGGTGAAGGTTGTTATTTCGTCCATAGGTTATTTTATTTGTGATTTATTGTATTCTACAACACTTGTTGGTGTTCCTTCAAGTGGCAACTACATACCCCACTCCATGCCCATCACACGCTTGTGTCTTGTCATGGGTCCAGCATCGATATCACTGTGCATGAGCCTCTTGGGAGCCTTGCCTCCACCCTGAGAGAGTAGGCAAGCGTACACAATCACATCCACGATGTCATCAGTCTTGCCACGGGGGAAGGTGGTCATCTCTTTTATCATCTCGTCCAGCCACGCGGCGTTCTGCCTGAAGTACACACGACCGGATTCGATATACCCAGCGGCGGCATTTGCACGCTGCAGCTTAGACTTGCCGAAGTCTGCTTCCACGTTGATAGGAATAACTGGTAGGTTGGTATCCTTCTTCAGCGATTGTATTGCAGACTGACCGCTACCCTTATTCTCGATGTACACCCTACTCACACGGAAGACAGAATTCCACAATATATGGAAATCAATCATCTTCCTCTTTAATTCTGGGAAACTGAAGTGTCCGCGGATGATGTCAGACACAAACAATCCATCTCTTGTAACAAGTATATTGGCACCAACGGAGTAGTCACCCTCCTTCTTCTCCGTCAAAGCAGTATCCCACACCTGATAACATCTACTGATATCCTCCCTCTCAGGCATCTTCCCGTAGGTGATCCACTCGTGCTTAAACACATCTCCGTCCACATTTGATGGCCGTTGCTGATATAGTGCAGCCCAGTCACGCGGACCGATATCATCCTTAATCTCATTCAAGGCATTGATATCAAACATAGCTGGCCAGAGTGCTTGCCCCTTCCTCCTTCCCAGAAGGTCATCCTCCTCTGCTACTGCAGGGAAGTTGAGTAGTGCCCACTTCTCGCTCTGCATTTCAAGCAAT